ATGGTGTTTCATTTAATTTTTTCTGTAAACCCGATACACTTTCATCAAGTTCCTTTATATTATCAACAGCCTTTTCAACGACATTACCACTCTCGTCTACTATTTTGACTTTATATACAATTTCTTTTGCCATCTTATTTTAAGATATAATTTTTTGTTTTATTGACTTTAACACGGGTCTCCTACACATGCTTCTTGATAAATACCAACCACACCATCATTGTAGAATAAACAACCTGCGTATTGGTAATATCCAACATATTGTGTTGTTAAACTTGTATTAGTATAAATTGGTTGTCCCGCATAATCAGGTTCATCACCAACCGCCATATATAGAGTTGTTGTTGTAGCTCCAACACAGGTTGTTGAACCACCCGAACAATAATTACTACAAGTTTGAACTACCCAACTACTAAAAGAACTTGTTGGAGTAGGTGTAGGTGTTTTTGTCGGTGTAGGTGTTGGACTATCAGGTGGAGGTGCTGGTGATAATGTACCAGTCGGTGTTATTGTAGGTGTCGGTGTTGGTGTTTTTGTTTTAGTTGGTGTTGGTGTAGGTGTTGTCGGACTACAATCACCAACCAAAGTCCAATCAGCAGTTCCACTAAGAGTTCCATTACAAGCACAGATATAAAAGAACGAACCAGCAGATACGTTCCTTGTTTGATTAACACCATAACAATCCTTATAGTCAATATAAGCAGTAATGCTGTTTTCATTATTGATTTGGAAAGTTTTACAAGTACAAACAAAGGTAGGTGTTGGTGTAGGTGTTTTTGTCGGTGTAGGTGTTGGTGATGGAACATCAGCCGCACAAGTATCACAATTCACATAAGTGGTTGTAATATCATTTGTGTTTGGAATACTAACCAATCCATCAATTATCCAACATACATCAGCACTAGCGTTTGTTCTAACAATAGTTCCACCTGAATAGAAGTTAGTTGAACGACCCAAAAACAATATCTGTTCATCACACTTACTCATTGTGTAATAATAGTATTGTGGTTGTGTTATTGTCGGTGTAGGTGTAGGTGTCGGGTTAATAGTTGTTCCACTAAAGTCATTGTAGATATTCACACTATCACTTAATGTATAACAACCGCAGTCATTATACATTTCAGGTTGAAATGAACCTTCAATAAATGGTAGAGTAATTCTTTGATAAGTTTTAGTATCATCACAAATGGCTTCTTGTATATCATAACAAAAACCACTTAAATTAACTTTCTTTCCAACATAGGCATATAAAGTCCAATTCAAATCAGTATTGGCATAGATAATATCAGCAGGGTCATCACACGCAGTTAGTGTATAACACTTCTTTCTATGTGGTTCATAATCACCTGTTAATTTTAATAACTCAACCTCAACAATATCCCTGTTTGTTAAGTTATATCCATTTATCTTATTTATACGATAATAGTTATTGTTGATAAATATTCTTTCACTACCTTTCAAGGCGGCTACTTCTTCAGGAAGTAAATAAAAATTGGCAACCAATATCTTATTATCTGAATTGATTAAGTCATCAATATATTCTTTGTAATACACATCATACAAATCTTCACTTGTTGTAAAGTCATATTCAACATTGGTAAACCTATGGTTCTTATTGAAATTAACAGCGTGTGTTAAACCACTAACACCAAATGGATATGTGGTAAATCTGTTGTATATTGGCAACATATCAACTTCAGTTCCTTCTAAATAAAAGGTATTCAAAGTTGTTGCGGTTGGGGATACATTAAAACCAACATTTTTTGCTGGTAGGTTTATACCCCTAAACATTATTCTTGGTAAAGTTTTTCTAGCATTGTAGAAAAATACAACTTCACCTTCTTTATTTTCTTCCCTTGTAATATAAAAGATTGGTATTGTAATATTTGGTTGTGATAAGTTATTAACAATATCATCAACGGCATTACTAAAACCATCGTTAAACTCTGTTTGCTGACTTTTATAGTCAGTTGATAATTGAACGTATCTTGTTCCGTAAATAACATTTGTAGACTTGGTAAACTCGGTATTACCATAGTCTTCATCTTTTTCAGCACTATAATAAAGTGTTCCATTTATTACGGATGTTGTTGGACTGATATTGATTGGTGAATTGTAGTCAAGTTTTCTACTCCAATCCAAAGTATCACCCTTACCCACATAATCCACAATAGGTTCTACAACAAAGGTTTCAGGGTTATTCACATCAGGTACAACAAGCAAGTTAAACTTCTTATTTATACCACTAATAAAGTCAATTTGTTTTTGTTCTGTTTCAGGTAATTCTAATGCCAAATTAACATCACCAATAATTGTTCTAGGGCCGTCTAATATTTCAAAGTTGAAATAATTGATTTGAGCAGTTCCAATACCTTCAGATGTTCTAAAATCAACAGCGTAGTCAAAGTTTTCACTTAAAGACACACTAAATGTCCTTGTATCCAAAAATGAAGCACCAGGTTGTATGTTAATTGGAACTGATTGAAATAATGTTGTTCCTGTTAAACCATTATGTCCCCCCAATTCTATTTGGTGGAAAAAGAATTGAGCCTCAGCGGATAAATCAATAGTATCGGGTACTAGTTCATCATTGTATCCGCCGTAGCTAATTCTAATAATATAATTACCATCTTCCGCAGGCTTAAAAGTATAATTTGAATACGTGTGTGCGTTTATATTATCAGTTAATGTAGGTGTTTGTATTCCCCTTTCAAATAAACCACTAGCACCAGCATTTAGATTAACCCAAGTGATTGATTGGGTACTTATTGTTCCACCAGTTCTACTATCTATATTCCAAGATAATTTTGGTTTATTAGCTTGTCTTAGATACAAACTATCATCGGTAAATGTTAATGGTAAATAAAACCTCTTAAAATAAGCAGTATCAAAAAAGTCAGACACAATATTAAAACCAGCCTCACTAAATATTTTTTCATATAACCATTTAATTTGAACTGCTGGTTTAAGATAATAAAATCTAAGGGGTGTTCCTATGTAGTCAAAATAACCACTTGTTAAACCATCCCTATAATCTAAAATAGGTGTTGATGATGTAATAATGTTATTACTATCATCATAGTCATAACCATAATTAGCCAACATATAAGTAATTCTACCATCTTGATATGGTTGTGTATATGTGTCCGTATCAACAAAGTCGGGGTCATAAATACTTTCAGTAATTACTTCAATATCATAAGGGTGGTCTAATTCACTAAAATCAATTTGTGCTAATACCTTATCACCAATATTACTTGTTAATCTACCAACTTCAGAATAGAACACAACTTTATATACCACATTTTTAACATCAATACTAACACTTTCCAAACGGATAAACCCCTTCATTATTTCATAACCATCATTTAATAATGATGCTTCAAATATTGTCCTAATATCATAATCAGTTAAACTACTATTTAAGTCATAGTAGTGTTGGAATATATCATTATTATTCTTTGAACCAGGAATAGAAAAACTCTTACTAAAAGATGAGTTCTTACTTGTTATATCCTGTATTTCAGCAAATGAATAATCTAATTGTATGTCTTCATCTTCAAATAAATCAACATACTTAATTTCATTATTGATAATAGTTCTAAGTTGTAGCATTATAAGGTCGTTCTAAATAATTGATTTGGGTTATATTCGTATGATATGGTGTATTGGAATAACTTGTTGTATCTTTGTTTGTATTCATCCATTGACTTACTTGTAATAACAATAGGAATAAGATATGGTGTCTTTGAATAGTTAGTTGAACCATCACCATTATAATAATTCTGTTGTATCAAATAGACATCAGTAGATAAGAACATTTCCTCAACAATTTTTCTTTCATTTTCATCAATGTAATTGCTCTGTGCTTCCACACTTTCAGTTGTGTATTGGTCGTATATGACTGCTCTTTTATCATAAAAGAACGGGTTGAATACAGAGTTGTCCCTCATAGAACCCTGAGCGTATGTCTTGGTGTCCTTATTAAAGGTTTTAATATTCTTTCTATCAAACGTATATGTGTCCCATACGCCTTGTCTATTAAGGAATAAATAATGTTGTGGGTCAGACATACAATCAGCACCATAAAAATGGTATTCAACTATTTCACTTATTCTATACTGATTATCAAATATCTGTGTGTTAGTTCCACTACTTCTCCAAGTAGCCAATTTACCCCCACTAGTTATTGCTGAAAATGGTGGGGTTGAATAAACAATTCTATAATCAGGTGATAATGTATCCGCTGAATAGGTAATACCCGATAAAGTAATTTTATTGGTGTATGCGGTGTTTTTATCTACCGAGTATTCATAAGGTACTTGAGCTGTTGAATAGTTGTTAAATGACCCGTTATTAGTCCAAAAATGACTAATCAATAAAGGACACTCATAGTGGTGTTGTCTTCTACGAACACGACTATTTGTAAAGCTTGTTGATGAACCCAAAAATGTTGATGTATATAACTCATCACCAAATGTTGATAAGAATTGTGCGGGTAATGAAGCACTAATGTTTGTAGACCCTGTAAAAGCATACTTGTATCCTTCATAATACAACTGGTTATTTTGTCCATTAGTATTACCACTCCAATAGTTGTTAATGTAATTGAAGTTTGTTTTGTTTTCCTGTGTTCCCGGCCATATAGTTTTTGCTGGTGGGTTAATCATACAACTACCACCATTATAAGATGTGTAAAAGTTCCAACCACTTAATTCACAAGTACTACAATTCCATCTATACACATTATTTATACCACTATAATTTTCAGTAATAACCAACAAATCCCCATTACTAGGTGCCGATGCTGGTGTATAAGTTAAAGATATATTTGTTGTATATGCTGAATATACATAAGTTCCCGCACTTGTTGTGTGTGATAAAGTACAACCCCTAACTAATCCAACATTACTATAACCAGGTATTGAAGCACCTGCGTTTTCAACCTCTATTGTATTTGGTTCTCCTGAATAAGCAACACTTTCATTACTTGTATAAGTTAGAAATGTTGATGGTGGTAATGATGGGGTAGTACAAATACTTGTTGTAATTGTTCCACCAGTTGTATATTGTTCCCCAACTAAAACCCTGTATTCAATTACGTGTGGTAAAGTTTCATAAACACTATTGTTATTGAACGCATTACTCAATATATAGGCTGTTGGTTCAGTATTAGTAATAATACCATTTGGTGTTGTTGTGGTTAATGTATTAGTTCCATTAACATTTTGTTTGTTGGAACTTCTTGGGTTTCCCCTTGTGTAATTACGGATAATATCCCCAACATCTACAATACCATTTCCTGCGGTATTTGGAGCAACCTTTAATCTGGCTACTTTTTGTTGTGTTGATTGATATGGGTTAATCCAAACATCAAACACATAACGAAAGTCAGTTTGTGCTGATAATGTTGAACTAACATTATAGATATGTTGTGCGTTAGATGGTGTTAAATCTAGTGGTTGTTGTATAATTGTGATACTCATTATTGTATTGTTATTGTTGTTGTGTCTATAGTGTTTTCCAACAAATTATCAAAGAACTCCGTAAATGAACGTTCTATTTCCCCTTCAATTTGTGCTTCAAACTCTGTTTGTATTTTATCAATCGCATTTTCATAAAAGTTTGTAGGTTTAACACCAAACTTGTATATGTTTCTTGATATACCAAATGCGGCTGCTCTTGGGTTTGCGAACCCTTTTAATTTAGCCCAATTTTCTAATGGACTTATTGGAACATACTTACCTTCAGCCCTACCATAATTCACATATTCCCAATAGTCGTTCATTAACAACTCAAAACCATCATCAGTTATATTACCCTGTATGCTTTCATATAATGAACCTGTTGCCTTCTTTGACGCACTACCACTATAATCTTTATTTCTACCCCTTGAATAAGCATTATCATTATATCCCGGTGCGTAGGGATATTTCATTAACAACTGGTTTTTAAGTTCAGATACAAACTTATTACCCCAAGTAGTCATAAATGCTTTTAATTCCAAGTTCATTAGTTAAAGTTATTAAATGGTGCGTAGCATCTGTTAAGTGGCATATCAACAATAACCTGTAATTGTAGGTTCCAGCCTACCAATATATCATCATAAGCCTCACTAAATGGTGTTATTGTTGCTGGTAATACCAAGTCATATCTTGTTTCATAATCACCCTGTGATGATATAACAGAATACTTGTATTGAGCCAAAATGTCTTCAGCTATTTGTAATGTATCACTCCACAAATCAACTTCAATATCAAAGTTGTTTGCGTTCATAATATCACAAATAAGAACGTTGAAAGTGTAGGTGTTAAAGTTCTCAGCTCTATTAACACTTACAGGAATAACATACATCAAAGGATATATTGGTGCGGCATCAGTTGTGTTTTCAACCTTATCCCTTTGTTGTGTTAAATAGATGAGCTGTTTTATATCCCCAATACCAAAACTATTTAATTGTTTGTGGTTTAATTCAAGGGTTTTTAAGTCATCAACAATATTTTTGAAATTAACGTAGTTCATTATTTTTTTAGTTGTTTTTTTAATTCTCTTTCTCTTAACATATTCAAGTCCTTCATATAGGTTAAGTAGTTAAATATTTCCAATAAATGTCTTTGTGCTACTTCTTGAACCTGTAATATGTTTTCATTAGATAAATATATAAGCGTAGCATACCACCCCCAAAACCCCTCAAAAGTTTTTTCAGTTTCCACACCATCTTGTATCCCATCTGATGAAAATAAGAGCGGGTACTTTTTTGTAATATGCTCTCTAAACGCAAAAAAAAAGACATTGAACCTTTTAAGTATTTAACAGGCAACATCTTAAATAGTAATGCTCTTTCCATTACCTTTGATGCGTCATACTTTACCAACTTATTATCATCACCAACCTCCCTATAAAACAATGCCATTAAGTAGTTTAATTCACTTTGTCTTTTGGTTATTGGACGGGACAAGAACTCATCAATATCTATGAACTCACCAAAGGTTAAATTATCCAAGTCAATAAACCTGTATTTCTGTCCGTTAAAAACAAAGTCATTGTAAAACTTTTCACTCTGTGTTAAAAAGTAGTCGGCTAATGAATTGGATGCGTCATAGATACTTTCCCAATTTGCTTCTTTAATTTCGTCAATATCCAAACCAGTTGCTATTGATATTAACAACAAGTTAAACTCATCTTCCTTATACAAGTCCTTTAAGATGTTTAATCTGTTCCACAATTCAATAGTTGGTTCTTCAACTTTATATTGTTTTCCTTCGTATTCTATAACGTGTAATTCCATATTCTAAGATATATTATTTTAATTTAATTCTTTTATCGGGTTAATACACATAGTATGTCCCCTTTGTTTTTCTTTCCTTCAATGTGTTATACGCAATACATAAGGACATAATTGTATCATCGTGTGCCCCTTCAATAGCCTTGTATTGTATCTTTCTTGTCTTCATTGAATATTCATAACTAAACATTTTTAATTCAGCATATAGTGCGGGGTTTAATTGTTCTGTTGGTAGTTTAACTTGGTTTTCATTTGTTGCGTAAATAATGTCTTCCACTATGTTTTGCTTTGAAGTATTAGATGTGATAAATGGTTCAACCTTATTCCACTTATTCTTTAACTGCTCATATAATACATCACCAATACCATTACACTCCACCTGTGTTAATGCGTCATATTCCCTTAACTTATTTGCTATGTGTTGGATAATATCAGCCCAACTCTTTTGTCTTTCCCTCCAACAATAAACCACATTACCACTATCATCAAAAATGGTTAATGCCGTGTAGTCATTTTGTCTTCCAAAATCCACACCACCATAATATTTCACACCTGACTTTTTGTCGGTATAATTGTTTAATACACAATATCTATCTATATCAACAAACACTTCACCACCACTATCTACAAACTCACCCAATATTTCTTGTCTAAAAATATCTTCAGGTAATGTTCTTTTTGCTTCATCAATTTCATCAGCACTAATATAGGGTGTATCATAACTTGTTCCCTGTAAATAAATGTATTGTGGATTATCACCACTATGCCCCCTCATTGCCATACCATAAAACCAATTCTTTCCTTTGGGTGTGGATATAAATAAACATTTCTTACCCTTAACCAAAATGGTGGGTCTTAATACGTTATTCCATACATCATCACGGATATATGCGGCCTCATCTACTATCAAATAATCCAATGTGTATCCCCTTAATGTATCAGGTCTTTCACCACTTCTAAAAAAGATATTTGAACCATTTATTAACTTAATATTGAACTGACTTTTATTGGCACTTTCCAATATTGGTGATGCGTCAATCGCATTTACAATATCATTAAAGACCTTTCTTGCTTGTGAATACACAGGACTTATCCACATAACACTTGAATTGTTATTTTCCAAAGCCCACTTTAATAAAAGGTTTTCAGCCAGCATAGTTTTACCATACTGCCTACCAGTTGTTAAAACAATATACTTAACACCATCAGTTTCAATTTCCTTAATTTTTTCTAACTGATTTGGATGGGGTGTAAAACCTTCAATTTTAATTTCCATTATTCTTCCTGTGTTCCACCAAAGTTAAACTTTATCTTTAACTCACTTTTAACATCAACTTTATCAGGTTCGTTCATACCCATTAACTTTGAAATATCATTAAGTACTTGTCTTGCGTTAGACAAGTCCCCCATTTTCATTGCTGTGTCGTGTATGTCCCAATACTTTTGTAGGTGTTTAGTTATTAGTTGGTCTTTTTCCAACCTGAACTTTTCTTTAACCAAACCCCATACTCTAATCCAATATTCATTTGCTTGTTTAAGTGATATTTCCTGTTCCCTACACCACTCAATATATTCATTGTATGATAAGTGTTCGTTAAACACTTTCTTCATACTTCTTTTAATAAAATCTTCGGTTTCAACTTGGTTCATTTTGGATAGTTTATATCCATTATCTTTACCACTACCTTTTGGACGACCCGGACCTGGTTTTCTCATTAGTTATTCCTTTCGTGTTCGTATCTGCGTGTTAAGTTCTTTCTAATATTAACAAAGCATTTACCACAACCAGGTTGTTTATTTGTTTCAAATACCCTGTTGTATAAGTTATAAAACCAAGATATTTCATCATTTGAATATGATGGTTTATTGCCAATATCATAGGCTTTCTTTAATTCATCTATTGTATAATTTCCCATAGTATTTAATGATATTTCATTTTGTTTATTTTCACAATCTTTACAAGACATACTGATATAAATTATTTAACTGATTTTATTAAGTCCATACTCCATATAACACATTGAAGTATTATATATACTTTATCTTGTTTTCTGTGGTGTCTTGATTTTCTTTGTCTTGGTATTTTCATAATTCATAATTCAAACTTTTGTAAAATAAAAGTTTTCCCCTTTTAGTGTCTGGTGTTTTTATTTCACCCCATCTTAATCCCAAGTTTATCTTTGTAATGTTTTCCCTTGAAGTTCCAATAAATAAACCCACTTGTTTTTGGGTTAATCTTGTGTCGGTTAATAAAAACTTTATCAACTCAACTTTTTCATTAGTTAGTTTCTGCTTACCCATTTTTCTTTTAATTCTAATTTAATGTTCTTGATATATCTACCCACACTATTGAGGGGTATTGTTGTTTGTTTGCTTACTGCTGTTATTGTTCCAAGTTCCAACCACATTAAAAATAAGTCCCTACTAAACCAGTCCAAATCTTCTAATTGTCTATGAACCCAAGACATATCGGGTAATTCTTCAACATAAGGTTCATCAGGTATATCTTTAATCACATCAATTCTAACATCATTAGACACACTCTTTTTATGTTGGTAATAGTATGGACTTGTTTTACTGAAATAGTTGTTCTTAACAACCCTGATGAAGTAAAACAACTTATCTTTATCACTCATCAAATCCATCTGTAATGTTTTCTTTAATATCTGTTCTACAACTGACTGGTATAAATCATCATAGTCATTGTTATTTTTTACAATCTTTTTGGTCGTATATAACAATTTACTATGGTTTTTATCAATCCAGTCCCTTGTATTCACTAAAATAGTCCGTTATGTTTATTTTCTTGGTTATAAATATATACATTTTACATAAAAGTTCCACCTTAAAAAACAAAAAACCCCAACATAAGTGGGGTATTTTTG